GGTCCCGGTGGTGCCGGCAGCATCGTCGTTGACGCCTCGTTTGCCGGAGAGGGCGCGCTCGAGCTCCTTGTTCTTGGCGACAATCTTCTTGCGGTTAGCAATGATGTACGCCTCCTCGAGCTGATCTTGCAGGGGCATGCCACTGGGGAAGGTCCGGTTGCGGTGAATCTCAACAATGAGCTTCGCCTCTGCGTCTGAACCTGCCATACCTTTAGCCATGTCGGCGATGCGCGCGCTGTCGAGAGACTTTTGGGTCTCCTGACGCTCTCGGGCAAGGATAGTTTCGAGCTCCTTGGCAGTGAGAGGCTTGTCCTCGTCCTCGCCCTGGTTGCCCGCGGCTTCCTTAGCTTTACGCTTCGCCTCGCGCTCTTGAAAAGCGCGCTCAGCAAGCTCCTTTTCGGCCTTCTCGCGACGTTCGCGCTCGGCTTTCAATTCGGCTTCGTAGTCGATGTCAGAGGTCGAGCCGGTTGCCTCGTCCTCAGCCGCCTTCTTAGCGGCCTCGGCGGCAGCGGCTGCTTCTGCTTCTGCTTGCTCTTTGGCTGCGATTTCTTCTGGAGTCATAAAACATCGCGTTTATCGGGTCCGCGTAGACCGCATTAGCTTTTAGCATCCGGATTACCCCGGTCGGATTATCAAAAACCGTCTCCTCTCGGAGAAGAGCGGCTTGGCACGGCGCCGTATTACCGCGGCGCCTTACCAAACAGCCCTGTGGTTTCGATTTCAATGTGCCGACTTCTTCATGCGCTCGATACGGGTGCGGATGATGTCGTTGAGGTACAGCATCAGCTTGCCCCACATCACGTCCATGGTGATGCTGCTCTCCTCGAACATCTTCTTGTTGAGCTGATACTTCACGTCCAGCATGATGTATCGCCACAACCTCGAGTTCATAAAGAACTGTGCCTCTTCCCTTAGTGATCGTACTTGGTCCGGGGTCAGCGGCCGGTTCTGGAACATCCACTGACCCTCTTGGTTCATGCGCAGGATGTCGTCTGCGCCGATGGTATTGAACAGCTTCTTTACCGCGAGCGTGAGCAACTGGTGCTTGCGCTCCACGTCGTCGGTCGCCTTGATCTGCGCGATAGCCGCGTCCAGGTCTGGGAACCCCCCCAGCTTTTCAATGAGCCATCGCCGCATGCGCTATTCGTCTGCGGCTTCGTCCTGTCCTTCCGGCAGTTCGACCGCGGTCTTGCCTTTGCCTTTGCCTTTGCCTTTGACCTTGGCCGTTTTCTTCGGCGCCTTGCCCTTCTTGCTGTCGGCAAGTATCTCGGCGGCCTGCGCCTCTATAGGCAGCGGCTCGCCTTCGGGCACCTCCACCTCCTCGTCGCCAACCTTGATAAGCAAGACCGGCGCCGGCTTAGCGATGGCCTTGTTGGCCTTGAAGTCCCAGAACGATCCGGTCTTCACTTTGCGGCCCTCGGACGTGCGGACAAGGCCGCCAAGGCGGTCGTACTGCGCGAGCAGCGCGGTCTCATCCTCGTAGCCTACGCCGCCGGTCGGGGTGCCCTCTGAGGTCGGGCTGCCCTCGGCTGCGCGCCGCACCTTCTCAGGGTTTACAAGCACGTAGCCGTTCGCCGTGCTGGGGACCTGCTGCGCTTCCTCTTCGTCGATAATCTTTCGTGCCATAAAAATCGGTGAGCTAATAATTTGCTGTCTTAATTATACCCTCACACAGCAACGGGGCTGCGTGGGAGTCCTGTGGATAGCCCCTTTTGCTCGGCGCGCGCGCCCGCCGCCGACTGCGCCGGCTGCTGTGCGGCGTTCATGATTGCGGGGAGCATCTGCGTATTCTTGGAGATCATCTCCTCACCCTCGCCGCCGTAGTTCGAGTAGAGGAGGCGGCGCAAGAGTGCTTCGGGCTCTATGAGAGGATCAGCGCGCAAGAGCGTGTACATGTTCTGGTCAAGCGCCTGCTGATATTCCTTGTTCTTCGGATACATCTCCTCGGGGTCGACGCGCACCAGGTACTTCATGCGCGCAAAGAGCTCCGGATTGACCCGGTAGATGTGCTCCTTGTGGTTGGGGTAGCCGACTTGATCGAGCAACGCCAAGCTAGCGTCGTTCTGCTCCTCCTCGGTCATGTCGGCCCCAAGCAGGGCTTCGTCAAAGACGATCCGCTTGTTGGACTGCCGGCCGCCCACGTTCTTATTGTTGAGCAAGAAGGCCTTGTATTTGAGCTTGGTCTTACCGCCGCCAAGCTCCACGACCTGGGCAACCGTCACGTGGTTGACCGCGATATCCGTCATTAACGACCCGTATTGGGCCACAGACACGCCCAAGGTCTTGCCGACGCCGGAGAGCACCACCTTGGCCGCGTGCGCTGCCTGAGCGACGCTATAGGCCTTCTGGGAGGCTGCTGGGAGCTGGCCCTGCTGTACTTCCGACACTGAGCTCTCGCCCATGCTGTCGTCGGTCTCCTTGAGGGCCTCGAAGCCGGCGCCAAAGTTGGCTGCCGGGAGCAGGGGGGTGATCTTGGACTGCGGGTCGGACATAGCGATCGAGGCGCCGGGAAAGATTACGTCGCTGTCGATGTCGTCCACGCCGGATATCGCGATCGGCATCTCGACCTCGAGGAGCGCGCGGTTCATGACCAGCTCACTCATGGCGTCGTAGAGCTGGTTCTCCCAACCGAGTTCAAACATCATGCTCTTGTAGTAGAAAAAGTGCTCGTTGACGCGGTGATAGCCGAACGGCACGACGTTGTACTTCGGCCGGTCCTGGTGATCGCGGAACTTGATCGGGTTGGCTTCTACGTCGGTCTCTCCCATGTAAATGCCATTGAGATAGACCACTTCCAGGTCCTCGCGCCGCCCGAGAACCGTCTCCTCGGCCACAAGGTTGGGGTGCTCGTCGTCTTTCACGTCGTAAAAGAGCCCGTCCTCCTCGTTGTAAACGCTCTTGAGACCCTTCTGCACGTATTGCCAGTTCTCGTGGTCCTCCCACTTGGCCCGGGCCTCGGCGTACTCGATGTAGCGGCGCTTAATGACGCGGCGCTGCTTCTGGATGTTCTGCTCAAAGGCGTTGGTGATGAGGATTTGGTCGGCGGAGTAGACGGGTGCCTGGAAGCCGGAGAGCACCTCGTCGAGCACCTCCTTGGTCTCATAACCATTGTCGGTCTTGGTTTTGACCTTCTGCATAACCTCGCAGTACTCGGCGCCCAAATAGGTCACCGGGTTAACGAGCATACCCATGGAGGCCATGAGGAAGGAGCTTTGGTAGTTGCTGTTGGTTGGCGCGATCATCCAATCGAGGATGTCGCGCATGATGTCGGCCATGCCGCGGTCCTCCTCATCGTCGTCGTTCTGCGCGGAGACCATGGGGACGATGTAGTTGGCGGTGAGGTGCGCATGCATGGCGAGCGCCTTCTTGCGCGCCTTGCTCCTTGTGCCGCGCCATTTCCAGGCCTCGGCCGGATTCTCCACGCTCTCGTCCACGAGGGCGTTAAAGGTGCGCTGGTCCTTGTTCATCCGGTCAATGACCGAGTAGTCGTTGAGCTCGTTCCAGGAGCGGTTGAGGATTTCGGCGCCCTGGCTATAGTCCTTCTTCACATCTGCGGTGAGGTCGGCCACGGGTTTAGGCGGTTGGTAAGCGGAGATAGGAGTGCGCTTATCAATGATGTCGCCGATCATTGTCGTGATTGTATCACGCGCTTCATGCGTAACTCAGTTATCCACACGAGGGACGTTTATTTCCAAGTGCGCTTTCTTCTGCCGGCCCAAAAGTAAAGCCAAAAGCTAACCATTGCGCAGATACCAAAGGCGACTACGACGGCAAAGAAATATTGATAGGCAAACCACCGTAAGTCGCCAGTCGTGACGGCTCGGGAAAAGCCGGCCTCGAAAATCATTAGCGATGATGTTGCCAAGGTGGTGAAGACGAGCGTCAAGCCATAGCCTCGCAAGTGTCGGGCTTCCCACAGCCCTCCTAGCGCAGCGAGCCAAGCCATTGCTTGTAACTGAAAAGCGGTCGTTTCTTTTATGATGGGCAAGTTATAGGTGGAGATGATGAATAGCGCGTAGATAAGGATTTGTAGCGCCCATATGAGAGCTGATGCCCAACGGCCTACAATCCAAACTTTCAGCCAGTCGTACAAAAAGTTGGCGACGATGTTGGCCAGGATGGCTACGAGAATCGTTGTAAACCACCAGTCTGCCTTGGTGATCGAATCCAATATGCCTTGCATGCGGAAATCCCTAAAAGAATTTCGCAACCGTACACGTACATAATGTCACGCGGCGCGTTTGTTGTACCCCTGAAATTGCGGCCGGCGCACCACTGGCCCCCGGACCTTAAGCACGTTTGACACTGCCCAGTAGCGGAAGGCGTCGGCCGCATGGCTGGTGAAGTCGTGGAATGGCTTGTTCTTGAACTCCCCGCGTTTGTCGTCCCACTCCTTGTGATAGAGCGATATGCAGTGGATGAAGCGGGCGCATTTCTCAGCGTCGATCCATAAGGTGTTAAAGCGCAGGCGCGCGGCGTTGATGCCATCGTCTACCGGCAGCTTAGGCGCGATCTCAAATTGGATGCCGAGGTTGCGCGCGATCTCGAGGCGCGACTGCCCAGACCCGAGCTCCTTAACGTCGATGTCGTGGGGCGCGACGTGCTTGCCATACACATAGCCCCGCTCGCGCAACACTTTGGCGTAGTGCGCAAGCCCTTCGCCCGAGGCCTCGTAATAGTCGATGAGGCGCCATTCCTTCCCCACCGTCTGCATAAACAGGATGCATGTCGCATCCCCTATGCCCAGGTCCCAGAAAGTATGCACCTCGAGCCCGCGATCGTAGGGGACCGAGGTAACGCGGCCCTGCTGGCGCGCGAGGAGGAGCTCTTTGGAGAAGTAGGCGCCTTTAATGGCCGCATCAAACGAGCATTCAAACTCCTGCTCGTACTCGTCCTCGGTCATCACCGTGCGGGCGTCGTCTAGCTCCGCTTGCGCAAGAATTCCACTTTCTGAGGCTTTGAGAAGGTGCGCGAACCACGTTTCGGATTGGCGGGCCTGCTCGTAGAGCTCGTAGAAGTCGTTCTTGCCTTTCGGGGTGCCAATCCAAATCGCGTAGCCTGAATGATCAGCAAGGGCCGGCCGGATGATCTCAGTAAAAATATTAGACGGTTGCTGGCTGTATTCGTCAAACACCACTCCCCAGAGACCAATGCCTCGTAGGGAATCTGGATTGTCCGCGCCATAGAGCGTAAGTCGGCTTCCGTTAGGGTAACGAACCGTGAGCTCAACCTCGTTGAACTCGACGCTGGGGATAGGGCGGGCGTAGTGCTTGAGGAGGTCCCACGCGATGTTCTTGGCTTGCTTGTAGGTGGGAGCGATGTAGGCGTAACGGGAATTGTATGTCCGTAGTGCATCACGTTGGAGGTGATTGAGCGCCGCGGTTGTCTTCCCCGCACGGCGGTGACAAACGATGACAATCCATCGCTTATCCGTCTCATGAAACTCTTGCGCCCATTCACGAGGCTCATATGGAATTATTACTTGTTGGTTTTGCCCCACATGATTTTGAGCGGCGCGCCGCCGCTGGTTACGTCGGTCTCCTGTTTGTCTCGGTAGTCAGCGCTAAATGCGTTTTTGAGATAAAAGATCGCGCCGGTAGGTGAGTTGCCGCCAAGGCGTTGCACCCAGGCGTTCTCGATCATGAGCTCGCAAGCCTTTATGGCGTCGGCAAACCCGGGCTTCTTTTTGTACTCGTTGTAGGTGTCGCGGCTGATGCCCAGCCAGATGCAGAGACCCGCTTTGTTGGGCATGGCGCGGCTCACCTCGCATTTTTCGAAGTAGCCGGTGATCAGTTCTACGACATCTGCTGCTGCGTCAAATTTGGGGGGACGACCACCTTTGTTCTTGGCCATATGGACCGATTGTACCACGGCGAAGACGAACTACTGGCAATCCTCCAACCGCGTCTCGAATGAGGTCAGGGATCGCTTCTTAGTGTCGTGATACGTGTAGATATACCTTGCTCCGAGTCTCATAGTATTGACTACGGTGCTTTTGCAGACACTATCGGTTACGTTTTTGCGCACGATAGACGCAAAATCGGGTCCGATAGAATAATTAACGTCATCGACCTCGTAAAAATACGTAAGGCGTGCGTCCTGCGCAGATATGTCAACAAGAGTGGTCGCTTCATCTACCTTCTTAGGCAAAGTAGCCTTTACCCTAGCTGCAGATAAGGACTGCGCTTCATGCAGCTTCTGCGTACGGCGTTCGGGCGAGGGTTGCATCAGGTAATCGACACCACCGCGACCTATCGATCCTCCAATTGCTGCCGCGATAAGCACGAACGTAAAGGAGCCAATGGCTATAGCTTTGGTGCTAACCCGTTTGGCTAGTGTCGGTATTTGCGGAGATGGGGCGGGGTTTGGAAGCGGAGGAGGAGCGGCCTTTAATTCAGGGACCTCGCTTGCTTTAATCCAATTATCCAATCCTTCTCGCCACACAAATTCTTGACGCCAATCGGGAAGGCGGCGCAGTTCGTCCGCCATCTGACGAAAAGGCATTGGTCCCAGTTGTTGGCCGCCATTCGTGTAGTACCACTCCATAGCCTTGACGCCCCAGTCGCTTCCGTCATTCAATTTTTGTGCAAGTGCCGGCAGACATGGCAGGAGTGTCGTTCCCATCATCCTTACCGTCAACAAAGCCGCCGAAGTATCCGGCCAAGAAACGCATGGTCCTTAAGTTAAATCTGTACTCGGTGTAAAAGGTCTGACAGGCGAATGCGTGATCACTTTCGCGGCCTACAAACTTATGGTCCGCAGCCGTGGTGCATGGAGCTGCAAAATTGGCGCCCATCTGAGTAATGGTGGCGAGATAGTCTGTGACCGTTTCGTCTTGAAGTGCTCTCTGAATCCGATGCCTGCCGTGGCTTACCCGCAGAATGAATTTACTGCTCGCCTGAAATCGTTTGCTGCCCCACTTTTTGGTCGTGATATCAAAATCAATACCCGCTGAGAACTCTGAGGCGCAAAAATATGATCCTACTAACGTTTGCGCGGCCCCTGGCGATATCAAGCCAAGCAGAATGAGTGCGGATACAAATAGCCGCAGCATGTGTAAGTCCCCCGTAACTCCGCTATTGTTTCAGATACTCAATAGCGCTGGCAAGCCGGGTAAGTGCTTCGGTAGCCGTTCCTTGGTGCGCCATGCAGATGCCAAGCGCGCACACTTGCCACTTCTCTGGATTGGTCCGTATGCGGTGCAGGTAGACCTTGTAAGGACCGATGGCGGCGAGTGCTTCTTCGAACGACTGCTGCTGGGTCATGCCTTAAGATAGTCGTCGAATGTCTCGGCGAGGATTGCCTTGTTCACGTCTTGCTCGGTTAGGCTCAGGTTACTGGCAATAGTGTCCGCTGGGATGTCGTGCGTATGGGCCATCTTCACCCGCCCGAAGTTCATGCGGGACATTTTACCGGACTGGTCCCCTAGTGCTTGCCATGCGTTATTGCCGGCGGCCTGTGGCGCGCGATGCTCTTTGCGCTTAGAGCAACTTTTGCGATGCACCGTAGGTGAGCCGCATTCGTCGCAGCCGCGCTTTTTCTCAGGTGTCGCTTTCGTCTCTACAGCTTTGCGTTTGGTGTATTTGCGTTTTGCAGGTGCCGGTATTGTCGTCACAGGGGCGGGATCGGGATCGCTCTCGATCGCCTCCTTGTACGGGGCGTATATCCCGACGCAGGGAAGTTCATACGCTCGGTCTGTCTCTTCGTTGTAGACAATGAAGGCACTCGTCTCTGGATCGTAATAGTACTTGCGCATACGTTATTCGTTAAAGAACCGCACCTGGTTGGTAATTGAGCTCACGATCAGCGCTCCCAGCTTCTTAAGCAGCAGGTCACGGTGCTCGGGGGTGTCGAGTGGTTGGCCCTCAGGTACTTCGAGCCGCACAATGAAATTCCTATATTGTGCAGTCAGCTTAGCCATTGTCTTCGGCGATCCGCTGCTCCAAGAGCTGTGCGCGTTCCTGCTCGGCCTCGAGGTCCGCGTCCTTTAGCAAGCCGTGCTGGCGAGCAAAGTAGCGCGCGAAGATAGTTATGGCGGCGCCGATGCTCTCGTAACCTTCTGCCGGTGAGTGGTCGCGCTCCTCGGGGATGCTGATCTTGGTCGTCAGGAGCTTGGAGGCCACGGATGTGGCGTGCTCGACCTCGAGCCGGATAGCCTTGGCGGGGTCGATGATGTCCTCGCCAACCTCGAGCTGGCCGTCTGCGTTGGCTTGTATCTGCTCATACGGCGCGCGCAGGGCGTTGTAGAGAATGCTGTCTTTGCCGCGGGCCTCGGCGATGTCGCGCAGGCACAGTCCCCCGCCGGGCACATAGCCTTCCTCGAGCGCGGCTTTGCAGGCGTACACGGCGTCTTCGATCTTGTGCTTAAGGTAGAGGATTTCAGCCTGGGACGGGGCGCCGACGCGGATAATGCCCACGGCTGAAGCGAGCGAGGCGATGCGGCGCTCGGTCAACTTCTTATGAATATCGGTCGCATGCATGTTTATGACCTGAGCCTTGAGTGTCTCGATGCGCTTGTGGATGTCGGAGTTTTCGCCCCTGGTGCCGGCGCCGCCGGTTGCTACCGCGTCTTCCCGGGTCTCCGTGTCTTTGACGATAAGGCGCTCGACAAATCCCAGGTCATGCGGGAGCACGGTCTCGATGCGCTTGCCGGTGCTCTTGTCGATAAACTGGGCGCCAAAGTAGGTCGCGATGTCCTCAAACTGCTCCGAGCGCAGGGCAGGGGCCTTTACCGGGAAGACAAAGAAGCCGTTCTTGGTGGCCTGCACCATGTTGACCAGCACGTTGTCCGAGAAAGACGGCGCGATGATTATCAGCTTGGTGGTGCTGAGGTGCTTGGTGAAGGCGCCGACCTGTGCCGCATTGTCGAGCGCGATGTTGGTGACCAGCACCGGGCAGTCCTCGGCGACCATCTCGTAGCGGGCTGGATTGTTGACGAAAGCCTTGGCGCCGACCTTTGCCGGGAAGCGCATGCCCTTGATGATCTCGGTCTCGATATGGTCGGTGTAGCCCTCGAGAGTGTCGATAAAGCCATCCAGGCCGACTTCCCACGCCATGTTGGCGATAGTCTTGCCGAGCTCCGGGTCCTCCACCGACACTGTGGCGATCTTGGTAAGGACCTCGAGGCTGTCGACGGGTTTAGCGACCGCGCGTATCTCAGCTTCCACAGCCTTGGCTTCGGCGAGTATCTCGCGCGAAAGGGTCATGACACCCTTTTTCTTGACCGGGCTGGCGGCGGCCGTCTTGAAACCGGCCTCCACCTCGTCTGTTTTGTTAAAGAGCTCGTTGATAAGCGCGCCCCCGATCACGATGGTGCCGGTGGTGCCGTCGCCTGCACGCTCGTTGGTGCGCTTCGCCATCTCCTTGAAGGCGTGCGCAGCGAGCCGCTCGTGCTCGTCCTTGGGCTCTATTACCTCGGCGATCGTAACGCCGTCGTTGGTGATCCGGGGACCGCGCCCATAGGTGCGGTACATGAGAGCATTACCGCCCTCGGGGCCAAGCGTAAGCCGCACCGGCTCATAGACCGCGTTGACGCCTCGTAAAATTGCCGCACGCGCCTTATCGCCCAGCTTCACCAACGTAGTTTGTGACATACTGCAGAAGTTATTTTTTTAAATTGATCCCGCTCTTATGCACCTTCCCCCGATCAGGCGCTTTCGCCTTCTTCTTGGGTTCGGGTGTGGGATTCAGCACCTCGCATGACACGCCCCAAAAGACGGTGCGCGCTGAGAGCTGCAAACGGGCTAGATCGGCCTCGGTGCCTTGGATGACTGCGGCCTTAACGTCGACTGTGAGGCCTAGTTTTGAGCGGACAGCGTTCTCGAGGTCAGAACGGGTCGCGTAGTCCTTCGCCAAAAACTGCATATCCCCAGTGTACCACGTGGCGTACCCCGCATACGGAGCAGGTGTGGATACTCTCTACCTTGTATCCGGAGGATTCAAAATCCATACTCGCAATGGGAGTAAGGGGGACTCTATGAGTGACGACCATAAGGACGGCAAAAATCCAGACTACTTAACTTACAGCTTCGCGTCTGGCGTAGGCTCGGTAGTCTCCGACATTTTTTCTGATCCCTTGGATATGTCGGCGGTTGATCTAGAAACGGGAGGGTCACTTGATCGAATAATTGAGGGCGCCGGGGAGGGCGAAACGTTTCAATTTACAGTGACATCTTCCGGAGGGTCGGATGCTGTCAGTTACGTCCTCCATACCGGCGATCTACTCGCTGGCATCTCTAGCAACGAAGGCCATGGTAATGACTTGTTTTGGGGGCCGGCCCCTAAAAATAGGGATGTGTTTTGGGAGCAACAGCCTGCGGCAGACCGCCCTCCTCCAGGGCCAAAGCCGCCATCCGGCAGGACGAAGTCCAAGCGCGACCGTGCACGTATTGCAGTGTTATCTCCCACATTTAAACTTGTATTTCTGTCGGTCCTTGCCCTGACAATAATGTCGGGCGCGGCAACGGTCTTTTTTGCATGGGTGTGGGAGGAACCAACTCGCAACCAGCAAGCTACATTTGATGCAGTCAGTTTTACGTGGAAACTTGGGATGGGAGCTATCCTTGGCCTCTTGGGAGGTAAGGTCACATAAAAATGCCCCCAGTGATTGGGGGCTACTCCGGAAGCTGATGCACCGCATCCCGCTTGGTGATCTCACGCTTGAGCTCGCGGGCGATCATAAGCGTAACGCTCGAGAGACTACCGTAGGGGCCGCGGCGCTCTTCCTTGTCGCCGTAGCGCGCCGTCTTCCAAAAGAACCACTTATCGGCCCGGCC